AAAAACAAGATAAAATATGTCTTTTTCAACACTAGCATCTACAGATTTCGTAGTAAGTTCAGACTCAGTAATAGCGCCAGCATGGCCTTCAGGTCTTCCAACCCTGATAAATACCAGTATGATCACATCGTCAACTGCACCATCTCCAGCGGGTCAATTCTACCTTGATGTGTATAATAGCGCACTTACGGGATCAACTGCGCAGAGAGTATTCTCAATCGCATACGGTAATATTTTAGGATCAGGCTCGATAGCATATAATACGCTAGTACCTGGAATGTCTCCATCAAGGACTACATATGGACAGTATAGGAACTTGGTATATGCTGATGAGACTATGATGTTTAATTTTGGCTCAGGGTCTTCCGGAAACCAATTCATCGCTATAAATGTAGACCGGAACATGTACAAAGAGAGTCTGTTTCCTGGTAATTTAAAATTGAGTTTAGGAGATCTTGCTGGCCATAAAATAGACCTAACAGATGATAGTAAAGATGTACTGGATAATAACATTCCTATTATTTATAAAGACTGTGGACGGGTATTTAATATAGTTAGCGGGTCTTATGGATCGGCAACAACATCTACGGCGGGGTCAGGAACAAAGGGGTGGACTAAATCAGGCTCTTATGGATTCTTCCTTCCGGACATTGGCACTATACTACTTAATGCAGATGCGCTGGCTTTACCTTATGTGTCTGGTGGTGTAAATATGGGCTGGGATCCTACAAGTACAGCAGCTACTCCGAGCTCTTCCTTAAATAATGTGAAGCTGTATAACTCAATGGTCGATGGTACATGTTTTCAGCTTAACTCTCAGGAAACTATCTCGGCTAATTATGTGTTTGTTCGTGTAGGTAACCAAGAATATAACTACAGCAACAACCCATCCTTCTTATCAGGATCTAGCGGCCAGTTGATATACCCCACTTTAATTAATAGTCCACAAACATTCCCTACTACTGTAGGCCTCTACAATACTAATGGAGATTTACTTGCTGTGGCGAAAATGAGTAAACCGCTAATGAAAGATTTCACACACGAGGCACTTATACGTGTCAAATTAGACTGGTAATCAATGAGTTATAAAGCATACTTAAACTAATAAATGGGCCGCGCATATAATACACTTAAGGCTTCAGATGTCACAGTGACTCCCATAAAGCTAAAATATAGTGCTAGCTACCCAAGCTCTTCATTGAGCTCTAGTAGTATAACTATAAATGCTGCTATAAATGGACCTATGTCTCCTACAGGTAGCTATCCCAGTTCTTTTTTACTCTATAGGTCTGTGAGAAGTCTATTCTATATGCAATATGTCTCAGGTTCACTTTTAGGATCTGGAAGTGGTTTTGAATACTACCCGCAGTCAACAGCTGCTTCAGGGACTTTTGATGAAGACCATAGATATTTCCCTACAGAATCAAATGCTCAAGTAACTGTCTTATCAATACCAAGAATCTTATATGGGGAGAATATCGCCAAGACAAGTTTCCGCATGGCATATACAGCGAGTTATAACCTTGTAGACGATGGTAATGGAAATATTATAGATACATCCGCAAGTAATGCCCAGATAGGAAACTTGATATATCCTATGGGTCTTGTTATCATAACTTCTAAGACATATCAGAATGTGACTAATTATCCATTTACTATGTCATTTCAAGCTGAATCTACTATATTTCAAAATGAGATTCGCTGTCATATAAATGAGAATGAATTTAACTACTCTACAAACCCGTCCACTGTTATATCTTCTAGCTTAGGAATCCTATATAATAATGTTACTGGATCAGATTTCAATCCATACGCCACTACGATAGGCTTATACAATTCACAAAATGAGTTATTAGTCGTGGGAAAATTTGGCACACCGTATCCTATTCCTAGACATACAGACGTAACATTTACAGTAAAATACGATACATAAAACAAATAACATGAATTGGTTATTAAAAGGACAAGAGGTTTTAGATGTCTCTCAATTTGGACAAGGTGCAGTAGGATTTGTATACAAGATTACGAATACTGTAACTGGTAAGTTCTATATTGGAAAGAAGATACTAGAGAATAAACTAAAAAAGCCGCTCACAAAGAAGGAGCAATCAGAGTGGGTAAAACCTGGTCGTATTCCAAAAAAGAAACTAGTAATAAAAGAAAGTGATTGGATTAATTATAATGGAAGTTCAAAACCACTTTTGGAAGATATCAAGACTTTGGGGAAAGAAAGTTTTACTCGTGAGATAATCAGAATATGTCACTCGAAAAAAGAATTGTCATATTATGAAGTATTTTACCAATTTGAATATAAAGTTTTGCACGTAGATAGTTATTGTGAAAATATAGCAGGTAAATTCTTCAGGAAAGACACCCTAGGAGCTCAAGAATCAGTCTAAAAACATTTTCTATAGTTACTATAAGAACATAAAAAAAGAGCCCCAAAAGAGCTCTATTTCATATTATATTTTTATTATATTAGTAAAGATCTGCATCTTCATCATCTCCATAAAGTAGATCATGAATGTCCTTAGTAGGATTCAAACCCTTTACAGCCTTTGCTCCTTTCTTAGCCTGCTTCATTGCTAGCTTTGCAATCTTCTCATCTTCATCTTCTTCAGGTTCAGATATTTTTGCTTTCATAACCTTATCAGTTATCAGCTCTTTCACTTCGTCTGGTATCAAGTTCCAGCCCATATAAGCATAATCAGCGAGACCTTCTTCTGAAAAATCTTCTGAGTCTAAAATCGCCTCTTTTTCTTCCATTGGTATCATGTCCCACTTATCAGCAATGTTTCCACCGTCTTCGTGAATATATCCTGGTTGAGTCGTATAATCCTGATCATTAGATGGAATATCTTCTTCTCTCATTATGCTATTGATTGCCTGAAGATCCATCATTCCCATTAGTCCTTCATTGAGACCTGTCTTAGATTTTGGTTTTGAAGATTTAAGTGCTACTTTCTCAGCACCCTTTGGTCCTGTATATGGTCCTTGTCTTTGCTCGCGCATCCAACCTTGTAAATCGAAATTATCTGCTGCCATTTTTTTGTTTTTGTTATAAATATACGTGAATTACGCTTCGATTGGTAAAAGTACATCAGTATTTACCATTTCAAATTCGATATCTTCAATTTTTTTACAAAAGAAGAACTTCGAATCATTTTTTAAGACAATATCAGCTTCAAGATGACCTTTCCAAGCATCAAATAATTCTTGATTTAAAAGCCTCTCGTCATTATAAAAGTATTCAATCCCAAAAGAGTCTAATATTTCAAATAAATCGTCCTTTTGTCTAAGGAGTTTTTTATGTGCAGTTATCATACGCCGACCTTATTAATCATATGATTTTGATCAACATAGTGTATCTTGCCAGTTTCAAGTTCAATTGAATAGACGTCTTCATACTCATCCTGATGTAAAATACTCTTGATATCCTTAATTATGCCTATTTTAACCGTACCCTTGATAGATGAGAACATCACTGTATCTCCTATATTGTATGTATTCATTTTATTTAAAATTTTGATCGTTTAAAATAATATCGTAATTCTTAAAATCTTTAAAATCTAATCTGTCTGCCTCAAGTCGTCTATCAATTGTATCAGCATCAGATCTTCCAGATAGTCTTTCTTTTCGAATCTCTTCGGGGATATCAAAATATACTACCAATGATTCTTTCCTATCCACCTCTGACATATGAGCAAGACCTGCTGGAGTCATAATGAATGTACAATCCACTGTCTTCATCTGAGCATTTGATGTCCCATAATACCAACTATTGAAAATTACATATTCATAAAAGAAGTCTATCTTAATTAGGTCTTCAAATTTATAAACTGGAGTAAAGTGATAGTCTTTACCGTGGACTTCACCATTTCTCATTGGTCGCGTGGTATATGAAATTTGATAAGGACAGCCTCTTTCTTCTAAAATCTTCCTAGCATAATCTTTTCCTGAGGCCGCATGACCCACTAATATGATTCTCTTTCTATGTTCTGAACGGAAAATAGCAATGATCTGATCTATATTTCTGACATTCATATTATTCTCCGAGGATTTGAGTGAGAAATGCAGTTTTTTCTATTTCTTTATTAATCATATCTAAGCATGATTGTCTTACATCTTCAGACGTGAATGAGCTCTTTTCATAGCAAAGAAGTTGAAATGTTTTGTCTACTAGAGCTGCTGCTGCTTGTTCTCTTGTCATAACGTTGTTTTTATAAAAGTAATTAGGAATATTGATATAAAAAAGTCTAATTATAGCGCTGTGAGTAGAGCTGCGACCAGAGCTGCGACCAGAGCTGCGACCAGAGCTGTGAGTCGAGCTGTGAGTGGAGCTGTGAGCTGAGCTGTGAGCAGAGCTGTGAGTCGAGTGGACGCCAAAGCTGTGAGCTGAGCTGTGAGAGGAGCTGTGAGTCGAGCTGTGAGTCGAGCTGTGAATTAATTTCTTTCATAAACCTTGATTTGTTAGAATATAAAAGTACAAGATTAAATCTAAATAATAAAATCTATCTATAAAGTAGAACATGCATATACGCTATCTTGCGTCTTCATAAACCCGCGATTCTCCTTTATAACTCGAAGGATCCTATTTTTATAAGTTCCACACTCAGAATATTTTCTACCTATGAATGAAATATATTGATTTCGAGTCATTTTTTTATTCCTGAATATATAATTCTGATAAAGTAAATAATCCTGGACACAGTCTTCCCAACCAGCATATAGAGCATACCCATGGGATTTTCCTATTGCAGTAGTCTCTCTCTTTTCAGGCATTTTCATACCAAGAAAATTATTATTTGATCTAGTAAGTCGGCTTTCTAGCCCACCAGATTCAAGAATAATTTGCGCAAATACCACATCAGCAAACTCTATACCAGTCTTTTTTATAGTCTGATATACATTCTCCTTAGTACACTGTTTGGATTCTTCTGCTTTTGTATTAGAGAAGCACATAAAAGCGCCAGAAATAATCGTAAGTATTATCAGTAATATGATCTTTTTCATCTTGTAACGTTTTTTGAGTTAATAAATATGCGTTAGTCCCACCAAGATTTAAGATGAGTCTCGAGCATCTTAAATAGGACTCTATTAGCTTTTTTATCCATATAGTATCCCATATTCATTGCAATCGTTTGCTTGGAATCATTTTGGAATATGTATTTATCAGTCTTTGTTACCTCTCTGTAGGCATGAGGATACTTAGCAAAGTAATCATTATACTTCTCCCAAATCTCTTGAGTTTCCATAGTACTATAACCTGGATTATCTTTGACAGGTATAAAATGAAATTCTGAATGCTTGTAATCACAATATTCTGACTGATAAGTCTCATATTGCACCTTTTCTATCAATCTCACGCATGTCATCATTCTTTGAGCATCTCGTTTTGCATCTAGATGAATGCCTCTTTTCCCTATATAATCCGCTTGATGCTTAAGCTTTGTCTTTAGTATCTCCCAAATATATGAATCATCCCATGAGCGATCTTTCCAAATTACCTTAAACCACCGTATAAGGTTTTTAATCCCAGTATATACGTCTTTGTGGTAGTATCTGCCTTCGAATTTCCACCATAATCTAATGTTTACCATGTTTTTTTGTTTTAGAAATCAATATTCAATTATATCGTCAACATCATCAAGTATCATATTGACAACCGATGTAGTATATGGTTCATCTCTATCGCTAAGAGTACCACCTAAAGTAGCAATATCAGCAATAATTGCAATAGGAGTTTTTAATATATTTTTTACTAAATTAACTAATCCCATTTTATTTTATATTGAAAAGTCCTTTATGTACTTAAATACCGCCAAATCTTTTGCTTTTGCCTCTATCTCTACGTCAAATTGTAGATCAAAAGA